CCAGTTCCACCCAAAGCTAAAGGATAACCCAGCAGCTGCAGTAATGCAAATAATTAGAGACATCGACACTAACCTAGATCAGGCTAGTCCTATTGTAACGTATGTTCATAAGGAAGCACAAAGACACATATTGAATGTAGTGACAGAGTCACTCGAAGTGATATTGAAGATCTATAAGATATATGGATTTGACGATAAAGAGTACGAGATCGCTAATACAGTGACAGTATGGTGTGCACTGATAGACTTATCAGATGGAGATTGGATGAAGGTCATCAAGTATAAACTTGCCGCCTTCTTCGCCAATTTCATCAAAGAAGAACTACCAGCACCACCAACGAGTTACGTAGAACAAAACGATAACCCTAAAATGCTATTAGGAGGAAAAGCCCATAAATGGCTTGAATTCTTCCTACGAACTAGTACCGAAGACCAAAAGTTCTCCTTGATGCAATCACTCCTTCTTTCAAAGAACGGAATGTATCGACCAGGGAAAATTGAAATGGATCGGGCACTAGCCAGCACTGAAAAGCAATTAACGACTAATATCGAGAAACCAATAACTAAGACCACAAACTGGGCGGACGCAACAGAGGAAGAAGAGCAAAAGCAACTAGCCATCCAACAGATACAAAGAACTGTTGATGAACTATTTGATAATGTTGAATTCTCCATGAACGACCGATATAAAGCCTTCATACCAAGTACATCTGCCAACTACATCAACAACCAAAAGGAAGCTGGTGCAATTGGTAGCATACTCGATGGAGGACTATTAGACGGTCTGCGAACACCAGGAGGACCACTAAGAATAGACTTTGAAAGATCACGAGAAGAAGAGATTACAGATGAAGAATCAGATCGAGGTTATTACAGTATTAATAGCGCAGAGCTTACTGATGACTTTAAAACTTTCTGGTTTCGACTGCTAAAAGCAGCATCCCTAGAAACAGGAGATGTAAAGCTTGTGGCTTTATCGGAAGCACTGAAAGTAAGAATCATTAGTAAGGGACCGCCATTTACCTATACTGTACTTCACGCCCTGTGGAAAAAGATGCATAGCACGCTACGACATCATCCCGTGTTCCGACTAATCGGAACACCAGTAAACGAACTGGAATTATTGAATGGACTAAGGAGAGGACTAAAAGAAAACCATGTCTTCATATCAGGAGACTATAAAGCAGCAACAGATAACATTCACGGCTGGGCCTCAAAGGCAGCAGCAGAGAGAATATCTGACCGGCTAAAGCTCTCAAAGATAGAAAGACATTTATTCCTAAAGGCACTCACTGAGGCGACAATAAACGGAAAAACACAAGAAACAGGACAATTAATGGGAAGTATCGTATCATTTCCTATACTATGTATAATTAACGCGGCAGTATGCCGACATGCAATGGAACTTGGAGAAAGCTCCAGCACACCTATCTTGTTAAGAGAGGCTCCGCTAATTATTAATGGTGACGACCTAGTCATCAAATCACATAGAAACACCCGGAAACATTGGATAAGATTAAGCAAGTCTGTAGGACTCATACCATCTATCGGAAAATGCTTTACTGGGGAGAATTATTTGAATATAAATTCAAGGTTCTTCCTGTACAAGCAGGACCGAAAAGATCATGTAGTCGATACAGAAACAGGCAAACTTAGGCAATGTCCGTATAAAGGGATCAAACATGTTAACATGGGTCTTATGCTTGGCAAGAAACGCAGCCAAGGCATAACCGGTCTAGGAGACCAGGAAGACACACGAAACAATGTTGGTGTAAAGGGTACAATGTTATACGAAGACTGTCCATATGATTATCGTGATGTAGTGATGAAGGAATTCATCAACGTACATCGTGAATTACTAACCAAGACAAGATTACCATGGTTTATGCCACAGTGGATCGGCGGACTAGGTTTACCAGAATATAATGAAGGTACAAACTCTGAACTTGACTACAGAATGGCAAGGCACATACTTCTCAATTGGAAAGAGAGAAGGCCAATACCATTAGGTATGCAAGAAGGCCCATGGCAACTACGAAAAGTAGCCACGATGGGATTACCAGAACCTTTCTACTTAAGAACAAGAACTCCAGCAGTGGATGAATACGATAGAATGGTGGCTTTAAAAACCATCAACGTTCTATTCGACTCAAACATCACACTAGAGGACATATTCAATAGGGAGAAGGGATCAGGAAATAGAGTAGCGAATGCAATTAGCCATAATGCCAAGTTGTGGAGTCCTCCGAAGGAGAGACTACCAGAACCAATGACAAAGGCTGAACTTGCATACCAAAGACATTATACCGGGATGAACGTAAAAGTCCTAGATAACCGACCCAAAGGGGTCTTACCAACGGTAATCTATGAATCATTACCTCTAATGGATTCAGAACAAGTGACAAGGGCGGCAAGCGTATCAAGCGCACCACCCCCTACTCAGATAGAAGAAATACCAACCATCACAAGAAAGGAAATTCAAGAACAAGAATTTTATAGAGAACAAGAACCCTCAAACATAAACCCCAAAAAGGAGTATATATTTAAGAAGATTGAGCTCAAACCTTTCTGGCATGCTCACACAAAGGTGACAAGCCAGGTAAAGTTTCATAAAGTAGATAAGGCAGAACGCCAAATATTTACAAAAGGAACAATATACCATGATGATAAGCGTAGAAGAATATCACAAGAAAACAAGATAATCGATAAGATTATCAGTGAAAACTTGGAGGATACCTCATAACAACTACTGATAAATTCAATATGTGCAAAGAACAAGGGCAAACTTTCTGTTTCTATTTAGTCACACGGCATACGCCAGAGTGAAGAAATAAGAAAGAATGCG